AGTAACAAAGTTTCCATCTACTTCAAATCTAAGATACTCTTCTTGTCTTGGCTTAATTGTTAATGGTAAAGCATTTTCCATAACAAAAGCTTTATTCTTAAACACATATCCGCTATCTGATGGTCTTGTTGATGGTCTAAAAGAATATGTTAGGGCAGGTATCTTTCCTTCAACTAAGTTTGACTGAAAAAGCCTGGCACTTTTTTGACCAGTTGCATTCCATTCATATATGTGATGAAATCTATAAGGATTACTTCTTGCCAGATTATCTACATATGCCTCAAAGTAAGTTGCAAGCATTTTAAGACCTGCTAACTGTATCCTTGGCTTTTCTTCATTTCCAAGTTGATTAACTAATTCAGAATTGAAGATTACGGTAGATATTATTTTTTCGGATATATTACCAGTCTTAATGTTTTTTCTTGCTCTAGGCTTCGTTAGAGCCTTTAGAGAGGATGTTTCTACCTTAGCCATTAGCTAGTCTCCAGGGTTTGAATTTCCTGTCTTTGTAGAACGGTTTCATATTCAATCACTCTTCCGTCAAAATCAAGAATTGGGGTGCTTCCACGAGGCTCAAAGATAGTTGCTCCTTCGTACCCACCTGCAGTTGTAATGACCCCAGATTCGCTCCAGATGACTCCTTGGCTATTCCTAATGGCAACTACTCTATTTTCTGAAGAAATTGGATTTGCACTTCTAACTTTTACAATATTACTCAAATTTAGAAGATAATTTTTTATATCTAAAGCACTTGAGTTTCCAGATATTGTGTCTCTTACAATTCCTTTTGCTAAGCAGTCAATTGTATCTACCTTTGCCCACACATTCTGAATAACACCACTGCTTGCATCTTGTGTCTTTGTTGAACTATAGATATCTGCCTTCATATTATAGGCTGAGTGACTAATACAACTCATGGGCTATACCGCCCACATATCAAATCTTTTATATCCAGAAATTAGAGCATCAACAATTTCATTGATTGGTGCGTCCTTAAACTCTACAGAGTATGCATCATTCTTAATAGATTTAACTCCCTTAGTCCTGTAGCTAAAGTCTGAACATAGCATATCATTTACCAGCTCGCAAGTTGCTTGATTAATATCTACTGGAATATATTTCCATCCATATTCTCCACGAACTGCATATGAGCTATTTTTTTCAAAGAATCCATAAGACTTTAAAACACTTACATCTGTCCACTCGTTAATGTTTTCTGCAATTGCAACAACCTTAAGGCTGGTTTTTCCTCTTTGAATTGCAACGTCATACTCAAGTATATCTATCTCTGGATCAGAGGTGGTGTCCCAAACAATCTCATCGTCTTTTATGATTTGATTAAATGACTCAACTCTTTGACCTAAGTGTAAAACATCTGTTCCTTGACCAAGGGTTCCTACGGTCTTGTAAGTGAATTTAAATTCATCTCCAACTTTTGCATTTATATATAGTCTTGCCTTTTTTTCAAGTTTTATTAACTCTGCTCTAGTAATTTCACCAGAACTTGGAGACGCAGATACTATAGTAAGTCCTGCATATTCTGCAATCTCTTCTGGAGTAGCGTATGGTCTTACAATAGTTGCATACATTTCATCCTCAACATATGTGTTGGAGGAGATTGCCTGAATTTCAATTTTTAATCTTCTATCATACGCTGTTACTTCTTGATTAAGTAATAGGTTAAAATTTGAAGTAATTTCTAATGCTTTACCTGTTTGTGGTGCAACGGCAGTTCCAACTGTTGTATTTGTAACTGTAAATTGTGATGCTGTTCTAGAAGCAACAACAACATTTGACTTATTTAAACTTGAACCTGTTGTGGTGGTTAAACCAGTAATAGTAACTACAGTTCCAACCGAAAAATTATTAGATGCTGTATAGGTAATTGTGGTTCCATCTCCAGATGCAGCAGTTACATTTGCTACTTTAGCATTTGACTCATCTGACTGAAGGTACTCTTCTAGGTCAATATCGTAAACATTAAAAACTATAGACTCTGCATTGATGGATGACTTATAAGGTATTGCAAGAGTGTCTCCATCTGATCTTAAATATTCCTTCATTTAATTAAACACTTACACCATAGAAATATGAAACCTCTTCTGGCGTAGCCTCCCTAACTTCATTTTTTGCTCTTTTTAAAATATCAAGAGCTTGATCTTTTTGTATAGCCTTAAATGGCTCATCAATTGTAAATATGATGCCATTTCCAACATTATAAGCACCTCTTGGGTGAATCATCTTTAACAAAACCTTTTCTTGGATTTGTGTAACTACTTCTTCTTTTTTATCTACTATAACTTTTGGCTTTTCTTCAATAACTGCTTCAGTGTATTCTTCTTTTACACCAAATTCTTTTTCAAACTGTTCTAATGTAATGCCAGCTTTTTCAATTGCCTCAACAATATCTGCTTTTTTAGAATTTTTTGGATACCCAATGTCATACATCATGCAAATTGTTTTTAGTTCGTAAACTGTTTTTTCGTTTAACACAAAATCCTCCTATCATAAATTATACTACAAAAATAGAACAGGGGCTACCGAAGTAGCCCCTGTCATATTTAGAAATTAGCTAGCTCGTTCTGCGTAAGCAACTGCTGACTTTTCTTCGATAGCTACACCCATACGGACGTATACTGTGTACTCTACGGTATCCTTCTTAGGCTTGAATTCACGATGTACGGTTACATCACGCTGGAAGCCCCAGATACGGTTACTTGGGAGAGTTAGATCAACGTAGTTGTCTGGGTACAATGGAACTTCAAGTACTGGAAGACCGAAGATCAGGTACTGAGCACCTGCTGGTCCACCAACCTGTGGAAGTACACCATCAATCACACGGGTAGCAACGATTTCACCAGCAACGCTAGTGTTTCTTAGTTCTGAAAGAACTTCCTGCAAATGCTTGGAGTTCATGTAGAACTTGAGATCGCCTCTACGAGCCTTGAACTTACGAGGCAATGCATTGTAGATTGCTTCGATAGCGTCCAAGCCAAGTGTTGTTGTAGCACCATCCGATGTTTCAGGGGATGATTCCCAAACGTTAGTCATTGTTGCACTTGCTGCAGCAGCTTCGTGAGCACCCACATAGGATGTGTCACGGATCTGCTTGATAAAGCCATCAAGTGTGCTTTGGTAGTAACCTGAGGTTGCACCAGATGCACCATTGATTGCAATATCCTCAAGATCGTTTCCGAACTGAGTTGCCATCAAGCGTACGATGTGATCCTCTAGCTGCTCACCTTCAATGTTGTCCTCAAGGGATTCTGTTGAAAGTTCGTAATCTAGGCGGAACTTTGTTGTTGTAAGTTCGATCTTTGTAAACGCAGGGGCTGCATTGCTTCCTGTTTGCTCTGCCTGTGTTGCCTTAGCAACCAAGCGAGAACCTACACGAACTTTGTCAAGCTCCATTGTGTTAGCTCTCATTACAACTCTACGACCATCATTGGCAAGAACCATCTCATCAAAGATGTAGTCGATAAACTGACGAGACTGCTCTGGGTTAAGAACACCACCTGCATCGTTTGAATTTCCCTGTGCAGTCATTGCACCTGGGGATTCTAGCGGAGAAAGTACTGTACCACTTGCAGCAGCCTTATTGATAATATCACTCATTTTTATATTTCACCTTCTTTTCTTTTTTTAATTTAGGTATTCTGCGGAGCCGAGGAAGCGTCCACCCCACGCTGATTTTGTCATCGTGGTAGCCTTTTCTGGGGAATTTTCCAATTCTCCAGACTTCTTTACTGCTGTATCCTCTTCTACAGCTTCTATTCTTCCATTAATAGAAGTGATTGCATTCGTGATATCAGCCAGAGCCTTGTTAAGCTCTTCGTTGCTTGATTCAATTGTTGCGATCTTATCGGTCAAAGCCTTTGTTACGTCTGCTACTGTGTTTGTTACAGCAGTCATTGTTTCATTGCTCTTTTCAACAGATCCTTCCAATGCACTAGCTACGAAATCTTTGATTTCATTCAAAGCCTTTTCAATATCAGTTGCCTCACCATCTTCGGTGGAAGGTTCTTCAGTTACTTCTTCAGTAACTTCTTCGGCTGCATCTGCAACCTCTGCATCTTCTGTAATTTCGTCAGACTTTGCTAGTTCTTCTTCTAATACTGGTGCTTCTTCAGATACTTCTACCTCTTCAACTACCGATTCATCTTCTACAACTACTTCGTCAACGATTACGTCTTCTACAGTTTCTACTGTTGTGTCTTCTGTGTTTTCAGCCACTTCAACACCTCCTTTGATAATTTGGTTGGCAACTGACTGTGTTTCAATTGCCTTTTTTACTACCTCGTTTGGTAGTAAGCCTATATTTACGCCAACAGATTTGGCAACTTTTGCTGCCCAGGATCTTAGCGTATTCATTTTATGTCCAACCTTTGTGTCTGTTGGTTTCCATGAGTTTCCTTCTTTTCTGTAAACTGTTATAACTACTGCAGGATCTTCTGGTGTACCAGTAACACTTACAGAAGAGTTAGGTACATTAATTTTACCATTATTTACTACTCTTGTTATTTTACCACGAGCAGTTCCACCTGAAGAGTTCCATTGAACAAAATCTCCAACAGAATATGAAGCTTTATACATTTCTTTGTTTTTCTTTTTCTTTGTCTCAAGATCAGACTTAAACTTATTCTTTTGATCTGCATACTTGTTTGGAGTTTCTTCATTTGTTACAACGTTTTGTGCTTTTTCAACCATAGCAAATACTGCCTTGGCAACGTTTTCTTGTGTAACCTCATCAATCCATCCAATTGACTTTAAGTCATCTCCACAGTTTGCACACTTATGTGCTTCATTTTCATCTGTGTATGCAAGCTCATCATTTTCACACCAAAAAACATTTTGAATGTTTGACTTGTTAAAAATACCATCTGCAATTGATCCACCTTGTAGATCTTTTTGAATAGAAAAAATGTTTGCAAGTTGATTTGCAGGTGAGTCAACAAGGGATAGTTCTACTAGGTCATAGTCTTTAATAATTCTAACGGTAGATTGTGATTCTGCATCTAGCACTGGCTCTGAATCTTTTACATTACCACCAATTGAAAAGCCAGTTAGGGTACCATCTAGTACCATTTCCCAGATATCAGTAGCACCTTTTGAAATATAAGCATCAACGTATACGCCATTATATTGCTTGTTTGTTCCTGGATCAAAAAATGATTCTGTTCTAAAGTTAACAACTTTACCTGCAGGAATTGGCTGGTGCATAAGGCGAACATTTCCTCTAAAGTTTTCAAATGCTTTTTGAGACGCTTCAGCAGTTACTCTGTCTCCCTGACGATCAACATTATCAAGGGTTGCGAAACCAGATACAATTCTCTTTTCTACGTCCACCTTAGAGATGGGCATGGTCAAAGTTACCTGTTGACCGTTGGTAGTAAGAGATGCCTTTTGTAAATCTACCATAACATTTTAATTATATAACACTTTTGTTATTATAGTGTTATGCTTGCTGTCTACCCTCACCTTGAGGTACTCTTGATCCAGTTCCAGTATCTGCTGCATTGGCTTCTCTTTGCTGATCTCTTTGCCTATTTCCATTAGCTTGAGTGTTTTGTTCTGCCCTTGCTTGTGCTGTTAAAACTACTGTTTGATCTCCTTCTGGTAGTGCTGTCATGCCTTTTCTTGACCTGACTTCATTAGGAGTTATAACCTGCATTCTTAGATATCTTTCATCAATCTTTGACTGGGTATCTTCATCAGTAAGTGTAAGTTCATTAAACTTAAGTCTAAACATGTCTGTTTTCTCAGCAATGATTCTATTAATTGACTTTTCTAAAGTATCTTGTTCTGGGCGACATACCTGATCCTTAAAGGTTCTATCTGCCTCACGAGCGTTTGCCAAAGAAATATTTTCTGATGTTCCAACTTTGGAAATTGGAACTCTGTGTGCCATAAGAACTTCGCTAAGATTTGATCTTCTGTAGTTATTAAAAGAAGAATCCTGAATTCCATTTTCTACAGCTTCCATCTTTACATCTACTTTTTGACCATCTTGATCTCCAGGAATTGGAACAACAAGAGTTCTGTGTGACTGACCACGAAGGTTGTTTTGGAAGAATTCAAATAGTTTTGCTTCTGCTTCTTTGTTTAGCTTTGCACCCTTAATCCAAAAAATATACCTTGGAGTAGCTTTATTTTCAAAGTACTCTAGATTGAATCTAGATGCAAATTCTGTACCTGCCATTGCATTTTTAGCTGCAACAACTGGCGGAATTCCATAGTAAGTGTTTGTTGGAGTGTAAGACTTTAAATGAATAATTTCATTTGGACGAGTATCTACACCAAAAGGATTTGGCTGATTAACATCTTGAAAGTTTCTAAAGAATACTGCTTTTCCGTTTACGATCTGAACAAATCCATCACGAAGTCTACGAACACGCATTGTTGCTGCTGGAATGTGACCAATGTATCCAATTTCTCCAGTTACCTTACGACCAATTTCAAGGTATCCATTTCCAGTTGCCTCTTTATCAATATAAGCCTTGATTAAGGTTGCCGTAAAAGTATCTTCATCGTTTCTAGACTCAAGCCATTCTTCAAGTTCTTGTTTTCCTAATTCAATTCTTCTGCGTCTTTTACTTAGCAAGCTTGGTTCTACGTCTTCAAGCATTTGTAAAACCTTTAATGTTGGTTCTAGATTGTATCCTAGACCAACAATGTTTGCTACCTTAGCATTAATAGCAGCGTAATTTGCTGCAGAAACTTCATAAATTTTTGACAAAGAAGTAAGATTGTATGGTGGCTCTACTACATCAAAAAGACCATATCCATACTTGTCTGGTATAAGCTGTTTTGAGTCTGACATGTCTCCAGATAGTGAGTTCTGATCTGCCTTTTCAATCTTTCTTTTTGCAGATCTTTTAAAGTTATGACTTAAGCCACCAAGCTTCATAATCTGATCTGCATTTACACTAAAATCATCATTGTCTGATGATGAAATTACAGATGAACTTTTTAGTGTGTCAATTCCGATATCTCTACCAGAAATTTCAAACATGTCTCTAGCTTCTTCCATTCTTTTGGAATACCTCTCTCCAGTTATCTGTATCTCCATAAGGAGTCAGACCCTCTGCCATTCTTTGTACATCTTCTCTAGCTTGATCTTCTGTTGATCTTCCAACACCTGCCATAAATACTGCGGTTCCCTCTGGTTGACCATAGTATGCTGCTGCATCTGAAAGACTTTTCATTTTTTGAATATCAAACTTTACTGATGGAACATTTAATGTGTTTCCATCATCATCTTGGAAAAAATTACCATTAGGCAATTTCCAGACATAAATACCATACTCTGCTGTACTTTCTACAGCTTTTACTTTTTGTTGACGTTTAGACATACCACTATCATACCATTTTTTAGGTTTTATTGCTAGTTCCTTACAACATTTATTCTGCAGTAGACAAAAATGATTCTACGCCAGTATTGTAATCAAAGGATACTACCTTTTCTAAAGGATCATCTATTTGAATAAAAGTTCCATCTGCCTGTTTTTGAATAAATGACTCTTCATTTTCATCACCAACAAATGAAGACTTGGAACTTTTTACATAAATAATATCTCCAGTGTTTATTGTTGTAGAGTCTGCTGTAAATGTTGCAACTGATCCATTTATAGATACAGAATAAATTTTTCTATCTGATGAATTTGTTTGATTTCCTAATAAAACAAGCTCTCCTCCAGTTAAGGTAACGCCATCTATAGCAATTAAGTCTCTATTTGTTGAAAAGTTTATTTCTCCTGAAGCAAGTGTATGGTTTTCTGTTGATGCTAAGTCAACTCTTTTAACCAATCCCTCATTTTTATTTAACTGATAAGATTTAGATAAGTCATTTGATAACAAAGACTCTGAATCCATAACATTTATTTCTATATTTTCAGATGAGTAATTTATTTTTTCAGAAACTTCTGAATATAGTAATCTATAGTATCTAAGGGCATCATCTGAGGTCAGCTGATACTCCATAAAGGATAAGTTGTCTATATAAAAAACGGGAGTTCCAGTTGTTTTACCAATGGTAATTTCTATCCCATCACCTATTTCAATTGGTGAGGGTAAAACTAGTATGTAATGATTCCATTCATTATTTTTAGCAGTTGATCCAGATGTACCGTTTATGTATAAGGTTCCACCTGAAGCAACAACAGAAGAATTTGTTTGCTTTATTGTAACAGCAGGTGATCCTATAGAAAGAATTTGTGTTTCACTTGTTGTTTTTATTCTTGCAGAAAACATTATAGAATTTATTGATGGAGAAGATAGACCAATAGACTTATTCGTATAATCAATAATTCCATATTGAGATCCAATCCTTAATCCAGTTGAGTTTCCATAATACATTGTTGGTGTAATATTAGTTTCTGGAACATAATAGTCTTGAGAAGATATAAGATTTACTGGCTGTCTTCCATTTTCTGGATAAACAAAAAAGTCTGAATCTAAAAGACTATAAGTTTGAATACTAATATATTGTAATTTTGGTGGCATAAATTCTCCATCATCAGAGGTTAGGGAAAGCTCAAATAGAACTACGTTTTCCCCAATATTTTCACCATAAGATCCAAGAAGTGGGTTTCCACTAAAAATCTCCTGCTTTGCAAGATTAATTGTTGATCCGTCTTTTACTGTTGCTTCAACCTTAACTTGTTTATTTATAGAATCTACTAAGGGATATCCAAGATCTATTCTATGTGGTAAGACCTGATCTTCTCCAAAAACTGAAAATGGCAAAAGAAAAGTTGCATATCCTTTTACTTCTTGCTTGAACCTATTCTCAGAAGATGGTATAAAGTTAGCGTAAAAAGAGTAATTTTGCATCTCTGTATATGTTGATGGAATAATTGCAAATGTTTCATTATTTAAGGTTTGATATTTTATTTGACCAATATAGTTTATTTTTCCATAAAACTTATTTGTGTCAATAATTGATGTTGTGTCTCCAGAATTAAAAGTTGATAGACTTCCAGAAGAAATATTTTCTGCACCAATAGAAACTATATCATTTTCTATTGGAACTGTTTGAGGAGTAGCTACTATTTCTGGAGTAGAGGAACCTCCATGATAAATAGCGAATTTAAACACACCAGATTCTTGATATATCACTACATAAACACTTCCAGTTGGTGCTGAGCTAAGATCTAGTGCTGTAAAAGACCTTTCAACAAGAAGGGCTTCACCTCCAGATTCGTAAGTACCAGATATAGCTTCTAATACTGTAAATGTATTTGAAGTTACTTCTGATATGGTAAATGACTCTGAGTTATATTCTTCTGGAGAAACGCTAATTATTTTTACTTTGTCTCCAGCTTGAAACTGATGATTTTCTGTTGTGGTAAATACAGTAGAAGAAGATGAAACAATATTAGATATAGATGATATTATTGGAGATATTTCATATCCAACCTTATAATAAAATTTGTAAGCAGTTCCATCATAATAAATTGAAATAGATTTTTTGTTTGACTGCGAAGATCTTTCTATAAGAAGCTGCTCTGTATTTGAATCTAGGGATGTAAAGTCATATTTTACAGCCATGCCATAAGGAAAAACTTGATCTGGATTTTCAACAACAATTGCAGAACCTTCATTTATTTGAACGTATCCATTAAAAAACATTCCACTTGTTGTTTTTTCTGAAAAAGAAACTGCCTTAGGAGAACTATATTTGGGTGTAGATAAGTATCCGTCTTCATCAAACGATAAAGAACCATTTTCAATTAACAGCTTGTTACCATAAGATATTTCGTTGTTGTATATTTGTGAAAAGTGTTTTGGGGTTTTCGACATTTGCATTGCATAAAAAGAACCACCTTTTGAAGATATTGTGTATCTTGGCAAGTCGTATCCAACACCATATATAAAATGTCTTTTTGCAACACTTGAATCAAAGGAGTAGTTATACATTGCAATTGCATCAACATAGGTTCCTATTGAGCTTGACCCGTAAAAATTAAATAGTTCGTCTTCTTGATCATAATTTTTTGTTAGGTATTTTGCTGCACCTTCGCTGTTTGTATATTCTACACCATCAACAAAAAGTTTTATAGATGATGCAGAATAAGACATTGCTATATGTATGGGTTTATCCCATGTATCAATTTCTGCATAACAATTTACAGTATTGGTATCTCCTACTTTAAATATAAGGTATTGATCTTTAACATATAGACCAGTATTACTATTTTCTTTTACTACAAGAGCTCTTTCTGAGTTTGTTGATTTTTCAATTCTCATCCAAAATTCTAAGGTTGAAGGAGAGTTAGGTCCAGATGAAGACATTTTGTCCATAGATGGTATTGTTAAACAGGGAATACCGTTACCAACTAGTTTTATACACTGACCTCCACTATAAACGAGTGGAACCTTTATTCTTTCAATTCTAGATTGTGTATCTAATGGCAAATATTTTCCATTATATAAAGAGTCACTTAAAAAGTTATCGTTATACGCAATGGAACCAGATTCTTCTGATAAATTCCATACCGAAATTGGTGAATCTTGTAAAATTAAATTAGTATAAGACATATAGACCTCTTATACATTATACCGCTTTAACAGTACCAAAATCACTAATTTCACAAGATCCAGCAACACAGGCTAAGTCTTGTACGCTGGTAGTAGAGTCAAATGTTTCATAAATCTCAAGCCATTTCCAATCAAGATTAGATGGGGTTTCTGAAAGTAGAACTTCATACTCTTCCTTATTAATTTCTTGATATGGTGCTTGTTGATATGTATGCTCTGAATAAGGCAAGAAAGATACACCTGACATTTCATCAATATGTTCAAATACCCATGCACCCACAGCCATCCATTCATTTTCTTTTACAGAAACTGTAATAGAAGGTTTGTGTTCTGCCCAATGACGCTGATAAGTTAACCAGATATCTAGGTGCTGTACTGCTGTTAAATCTTGACGAAGAGTTGCACCTTCTGGAGCAGCAATAGGGAAAGTAAATACCATAGTGTCATTTGGTTTCATTACATCTGGTTCGTGCTTTACACCCATGTCAACTAGGAAAGATGTAATTGGATCTTTCATATCTCCACGAATTGTACGAGCATAATATTGAGAGTGCCACGGGTGCATACCCGATGAAGAATTAACTAGCTGAGATACTGTTCCTGATGGCTTAACACATGTAATTGCTGCTGCTTGATTAATTCCAATCTTTTCAGACCATTCCTTATTTATAACAACAGAGTGCTCTCTAAGTTCATCTAGCCACGAGGATAGTAATTCAACGCCCTGTGACCCATTAAGAACTGGATGAGATAGCTGACCTGTAAGGGAAAGACCTAGTAATCTTTCTTCTTCAGAATTCTTTTGCCAAATTTTTCGAAGATACTTGAACCTAGTAAATGTTGATTGAATGGTTCCAAGAATTGCAGCAAGTTCTACCTTTGCTTTAAGATCTTCTAATGTATCCGTATCACGAACAATAACTTCTGTTAAGTTACAGAACTGATTTGGTCTTAGAATAATTTCAGAGCAAGGGTTTGTTCCAAAATCTACTGTAGAGTCTCTACGACCATTTTTTGCAGCAACTCTTTGTGCTGCTTCACGACTAAAGATTCCACGCTCGCCAGATTTTGAGTCATAAAGAGCTTTCCACTCATCCATGAATACTTCCATAGTTGGTTTTGTATTATAAACAGCAGAATTATTAGCAAGTGCTCTCTGACCTGAGTATTCCCACCAAGAACCAGACTTAGCTGCTGCCATGTTTCTATCTTCAAGGTCTGATAAAGAAATCATTGCAGACCTACGAACACCACCAACAACAACAACTTCAGCAATCTTGCACATTAAGTCATGAGCTTCAAGTGGTGTTAATTTTCTACCTGCTGCACCCTTAATAAGGGAAACAGAAAACTTAAATAAACGATCTAGTGGGTCTGGACCTGATGCACGACCACCAAATGTTTTTAGACGGGCACCTGCTGGACGAACCTGAGACATATCCCAAGATGGTATTTGACCTTGCCACAAAAGTGCAAGTAATTCTTTTAATGAACGTGCCCATCCAGCCTTGGAGTCTTCTACAACAATAGTTGTATCTGTATTTTCAAAGTGCTCAGAAATTTCTGGTAGTTGATTTACATAACGGGATTCAACAGAGTATCCAACACCAGTTCCACACATTAAGATATACATACCCTCATCAAATGATCTCAGGCTATCAACTGGCATGTAAGCACAGTTATAGATACATGTACTGTCTCTGTCAAGAGCTGGTCCTGCTGTCATAAGACCACGCATAGATGGCATTACTTTTGTTTCTAAAATAGCATTACGAAGCTGTGATTTAATGTCCTGTGATAGTTCAAATTCATTATGCTTTTTAATTGCATCAACTACATAGTCCATGTAGCGATCAACAGTCTCATCCCAGTTTTCTCTACGATTATCTTCTTCTCTCCATCTTGCATATCTTGTCTTATGGATTACTTGCTGGTATGCCGTTGGCAAAGAAACTATCATTTAAATTCACTCCGTTTATTTTTATTAACCCTAATCTGAGGGTAATATCTATTGTACCTCAAGTAGTGTTAGTGGTCAAGTGTGTGGTAATATTATTAAATGTTAACTATACAAGAAGCCCACGCATATGTAAACTTATGTAACTCTGGTCTCGCTAGTCACATAAAGTGTAAGGATGAAAACCATCCCAGTCTAGTAACTGGAACGGATATTTCAGATCAGGTTACGTTTTCTTGTTTAGCTTGCAGCTATATACTTTATCCAGGAGATAAAACAGTAAATAAAATTAAGCTTCTTATTTATGGATCTAAGAACTAATGTCAGATACTACGACAACTGGTCCATAAAGAATAGTTGATATTACTCCAGCATTATTCATCTGAACATCATACTCATATTTCTTACCACCTGTTAATTTTGCTGACTCTGTTGCAGGTAGTGTTAAAACAACTACTCCACCTGAGGCATTTTCAATGGTGTAGGTAAAAGATGAAACTACAGATGACTTACCCTTTTCTTTAATTTGGGCAATAAATGTATGACTAGTAATATTATAGTTAGAGGCTCCTGAGTCAAGGCTTAGTCTAAAAGCAAAAGTATCACCTTTATAAAGCTTTAATGGTTTGAAACCTGGAAGCATTAACCAGTCACCACTACTCTATACTGACCAGAGGTTGGTGCGGTATTGAAGTAGATAGTTGCTGTATTTACAGTGGTATATTCTACTGCACATTCTACCTGTGCGTAAGGAGAACCTGACTCTGCTACCTGAACCACAATGTCTCTTGTGTTTAAATTATGTGTAATAACATATGAAGTTGCAGATCCTGAAATTGCTGTAGCATATTTACGGGCAATCTGAATCTCTGAACCTGCTATACCTGCAGCCCATACATCCGATGTTTCATTCCAGATCAAAGAGGCGTTAGTTGAATCCCCACGCTCTACTTCAATTCCTGAGTTTAGAGATGGGGTTCCAGTTACGTTCTTGTTAAGAATAACAATATTGTCTTCTACAGCCAAGTTTTCTGTATTAAGAGTTGTTGTTGTTCCATCAACCTGTAGGTCTCCAGTAATTGTAAGTTTTCCAGCGATAGTTACATTGTCTGGGAGACCAATCTGAACAGATCCAGTCGTACCAGAAACTTCAATTTCATTTGTGGTTCCTGTAATTCCAGTTACACCAGCATTTGTAATTGTCTGATTTGAATTTGTTCCACTTAAGGTGATACCAGTTCCTGCAGTAAGTGCAAGTACACCAGTGTTTGTTATTGCTAAAGTTCCTGCTGAATCCCCATAGTTTACAGTTACTCCGCTATGAGTTGCTGATGTAAACAATGAAGCAGCAGCATCTTGAGCATCTTCTACGAATCCAGTAATTGTTGATGATGTGTGATTATGAGAATCATCTGAGACTGATGCATTTAATGTTGCATTTGCAAGATTTGTAATTGTTGCAGATCCACTAAGATCTCCACCAAGTGTAATTGTAAAGTCTGCTACATCAAAGTCTAGTGTATTATCATCGTCATCATAAGTTACAGATATTCCGTTTTCGGTATTAGATGTTACCATTGCACCAATTGTGTCTGCAACTGATTCGCTAAAGTCTGAAATCTTAGAAGAAGTTAAGTTAGGAATATCTGCTGAAACGAGAGATCTAAATGTTGGAATTGTTGCAGTTGAACCAGTTCCTGGACCAGCAAGAACAGTATTAACTGCTGCTGTATTCCATTCAAAAGCTAATGTTCCTGTGGCATTGGCAGGGGATCCAGATACTGTAAATAGGTCTGGGGCATCAAGTGATATTGAAATAGTAGGTACATCGTCTGTATAGGCAATTGTTTTCCAGGCTGTACCATTGTAAACTCTTAGATGATTTTGTTCTGATCCAGATCCTGTAAAGTAAACAATTCTACCAGAAGAAAGATCTGTATCTGGGTTAGAGGAAAAGTCCTCAAAAATAAATTTCTTAGCCTTGTTTAATCCAAGGTCAAGATCGACTGTAAAAAGTCTTGATGCCATATGTATTCAATTCCCTATTTTCAATTTACCACTAAGATAGATACGCTGTACCGCTCGTAGAAGTATTCATAATAATTCTAACAGAGTTTACGTTCAAATACTGCACATCGGTTTCTAGAATCCTGTTGGAATTATCCATTACTGTAATATTTGGGAAAAATCCAAGATTATGAACAATCTCCCAATTATTCGATATTGTAACCTGATTATGAACATACTTAACATGGTTAACTGGGTCAGTGTTTATGTCTGGATAATCTATTGTTACATGACCAGTTTTACCGTTTACAGACTGTACGGGAGAGGTGTTTTCAACTGTAGATAGTTGGACTACCAAGTTTGTTGATGTTTCTTCTAATGTAAGCTGTGTTAATGAATCGGTGTTATCTACTGAAACAGAATCAATTTCTGGAATGGTATTTACCGATAGTGAGTCAATCTCTTCTACAGGAGACAGCTCAACTGTTGTAATAGGTGAAATAACTTCTAGTGTAATTGTATCTGGCAGTGGCATATTTAGATTATACCATTAAACGGGCTTCAACACTTTCAAAATGGTCCCTTACGACCTTTAACCAATTGTATTCTTCGTGTACAGCAGGTGCTCTATCGTATTGTCTTTTTACCACTTCTTCAATGTTTTTTTCTGTATCAAGTATTAAATTTGCAAAGTGGTTTAAGTCTGGTTTAAACATTTTGCCAGGATGAATCATTTGCCAAGGGCTATAAGATAACTCTGAGTCAATAACGAGCTCTGGACAATGATGCTTATAGTCACACCATCCATCTGTTTGAATTACTGGAAGACCAGTGCCAAGTGCTTGAAGAGGAATAAATCCAAATCCCTCACCCCATGACGGGTATAACATTGCGTGATGATCTCCCATTAACTTAACTAAGTCAGCATAAGTCATATGCTCTGGTACAAATTTTATATTTGGCTCATTGATAGGAAAGTAAGTTTTAGCATATGCTTTAATTGTTAACTCTATATCTTTACGACCTGCGTAAAGTTCTAGAAATGTATTTACAGTGTCATGAACATTTTTTCTATAAGCAGGGTATCCAACATGTAGAAACTTTACCTTGTCTTCTACTTTTCTTTCTACTGGAGAAAATACATCATCTATTCCATGTGGAAAAACATAAATTTCTTTATCCGTATATTGTTTAAAAATATCTTTGTTAAATTGATTTGCTACCCAAAGCTCATCAACTGAATCTAGTCCTTCTTGCCAACCCTCTTGCATCCAAGTGGACTCCCAAGCGGTGTAGCCAATTTTGTAGGCGTTTTCATTAAAGAATCTAAAGTTGTCAGGATGTGAGTATGTGAACTCAACAGGTGCTGATCTATTAATTAAAACACTATGACCAAGAATTCCAAGTTGTTTAATAATTTTCATTGTGGCATGTCCATAGCCAGTATAAATGGCTGCTGAGCCATTATTAACACTTAATCTCATTAACCTACTATTTCTGTTCTAGTTGTTCTAAACGCTTTTCAATTCTGTTTACAGCATCTTTCATAGATGTTCCAGAATTTGGTTTCATTTCATATGAAATTGTTTGTAGTTCAAACTCAAGCATTCTTAGTCTTTCTTGCATTCCTGGTCTTCCTGGAAAACCTGGTCTTTCTTCTTCTCCAAAGTAATCATCTAGGAAGTGTATAAATCTTTTTGTAAGCTTTGTGGCTTTATGTAACCCAACTCCAATTACTCCAATAGCTGTAACTGTTGCAGCCAACATCATCAGAAATTGATTAGGTTCCATATTTAATTATACACTCCTAAGAAAACTACTTTGTGGTAGTCTTCTTTGCTGTAGATTTCTTTGCTGGAGCCTTGGCAGGTGCCTTTTTAGCTACAGACTTAACAGCCTTAGTTACTTCAGCAGCAATTTCATCAGGAGTTGAGTTTCCTGAGATTCTACCGAAAGCAATATCGTTCTTATTTAAGTAACGAATTGCAACAGGAGCAATAGCTGCTACAAGAGCATTTAAGTACATGTAAGGGTCAGTAATACCAGCCATGTATAGAGCTAGAGCAGCACCAAGGAATGAACGTCCATAGGACTGCAATACTGCTAGATTTTCTTTTGATAAAGTCATTGACTTTCCTTTTCTGTTTTTGTATAATTACCTTATATATATTATATATAATATATTTAGTTATATTTAAATATAAGGCTTAAGAGATATTCTCTTAATAATATATATATTACAATTATACACAGAATTTTAAATAATGCAACACAACTTTTAAAAAAAATAAAAAATGTTATAAAAAATTTATAATCGGTTATTACTACTGATATAAAATAATTTATTTCGGCTTTTAATAAAACAAATATACAGGCTCGGCGATTTCGGCGAAAAGAGAACACCCAAACATCCAACACATCATTAAAACCCTCCAGATTTGCTCTACGAGGCAGGAATGGAGTATAATAGATGACACGGATGAATATATTAGAAAAGGAATAAAAATGGAAGAAGAAACAATTACCCAGGACATGAATGAAAATCTAGGAACTATCCTATATATCATGTTAGGAAGACTTTATGATCTTACGGTTTTACTTTGTGATGCAAATGGCAAATCAGAAGATGTTTTGAAATTAATGGAATTACATCGTAATGGACATATTATGAGTCCATTGCCAGCTTTGGCATCATTTGGATCAGAAGAATCTGATGAGACCCCCGAAAAATAAATAGACCAATACAAGATATAACTGATTATTAGTTATAGATCAATGTATTGGTCTACTTATATGTTGCTAACCTAGTACTTTTTTGTTTCTTGATCTACCTTCTGAGAAATTTGTAATTTCAATTGTTTTAGGTTTTTTGCTATCAGGAATGTTCCTCTTGATACCAACGTACAAGATACCATCAGTTAGATCAGCTCCTACTACTTCCATATATTCTGCTAGAGAGAATGTTCTTGTGAACTTTCTACCTGCGATTCCTTTATGGATGTATTCATCCTTTGTTTCAGGAAGCTCTCCAACTACCGTCAAACAGCAATCTTCTTCAGTAAGTGTTAGATTTGACCTGCTGTATCCAGCTACTGCTAATTCAATGATAAAATTATCATCATCTACTTTTCTCACGTTATATGGTGGAAAGCTAGTTGCATTTGTTTTTGCTAGAGTTTCTAGCTTTGGGAAAAAGCTTTCCCATCCGATCATGTATGGATCATTTGTCCATGTTGTTTCATATTTCATTTTTTTGCTCCTTTTAAGCGAGTTAAATTTACATCCCCATAAGGCAGATGTATATATATTATACCAAATATATAGTTGAATATTCAATTGTTATCATTTCGTTACCTAAATGTTATCTAAAGTTAACATAAATGTTATCATTTTGTTATATATATACCAATTTCACAGAAATGTTAATAAAATTTTAAATTTCACATAAGGCACAGCTTATGTAAATTGTAAATTCCTTATTGCAAAGTCTTTGCAGTACCTATTTCATGAAAATGTTAATAGGGATTTAACATGTATAGTACACGAATTCAGCTCAATCTTTCATTTAAGTTAGTGAGC